CGCTTTATAAATGTTTTCTGCAGTTTTACCTTGCTCATTGCCAGTTCCAACTTCAGATGCAAAACCAGAAATTTCATCAAGCACAGCAAGTAATAAATTTAAACCTTCATGCGACTCTCTTTCTGAGTGACCAGAATAAACTGTAATTGATTTATCAAATTCTATTGAGTCTGCTTTAGCATTATACTTGCCAGCAAACCAAGGAGATCTTTCAATCTTTGTTTTAAAGCCCTTAAAGAAAACGTTTTTTGCTTGTTGTGCGTTAATAGCAACGTTAATTAAATCTATTGCATCTCCACTTGGTTTTCCGAAATATCTTGCAGGGTCTTTGAGACATAATAACTTATAAACAATATAAGCACAAGCAACAGTAGAGGTAAAGTCTTTACCAGAACCCTTGCCCAACTGTAAGATAATTTCATTTTTTGTGTATTTTTCATAATACCTTGCCCCCTCTACAGACCCATATAGTTCTTGTAAATCTTCTCTTTTATAGATTTGACTCATTGCTTCTACAATGTCGTACTGAATTGAAGATAGCGGTGGCTGACCTAAATAATCAGAAGACTCGACAAATGTTTTTGCGTCTACTGGCTTTTCTTCAAATTGATTTTCTTTTAATACTTCAAGAAAATCATTGAACATCGTGGACAATTGTAATCACTTCTCCTTCTTTGGCAATCTGAGAAAGACGTTGCATAATTAAATCACGCACCTCTGGATGCGTAGAAGCAATTTCTCTAAGTATTTCAACCAACACCTCTTGCCTTCTTTCAATCTGGATCATCTCTTCTGCAAGTTCTTTATTTTCTAATAATCCAGCCTTTTGTAACATTTCAATTCTAGATTTTTCAATATCCATAACTAGTTTTATTGCCTGAGTTTTTGCACTAAGATTATTTGTCATTGATGCTTCATCAATAACTTCATAGGACTTTGTAATTAATTTACTATAATGTGCATCTGCCCCAGCAAGTGCTTCTTTAGCACGAGCACGAATAGCGTCATTAGCAGAAGCCATAACCTTCCATTCATTAATTAAAGCAACAACACGAGTTCTTGGCATGTCCAAATCTTTAGAAATTTTTGTAGGATCTTGACCCTTAAGATATTCTGCAACAACTTTATTTACTTCATCAAGATGTTGAATTAATTCTGTTTCAGTTGACATTTTTTTCCTTTGCTATCTTAAGTAATACTAGATATCCAATAAGGTCATCTATATCGTTGTCTCCAATATAGTCTGTGCCCTTCATAAGTCTACTTAACTTATCATCAATTCTTACTCTAAGTTGTTCTACTGGATCTGCCTTGCTAAAAATCCTAACAGGGTCTAAAGCAGAATCTCCGTATGCAATGTTTTTATCAATAAGCATTTGTGCAATTCCATGACATGTTGACCAAATGTCTTTTCCAGAAGGCGCACTAATAGAATAAAGGTATAAATCCTCACAACTAAAACTTTTTACATCCTTATATACTGGACTTAGTTTCATCGCTTTGATTTCCTTAATCCAAATTTAGCAAGGTATACGTAGATTGTTTCTACGCTTGCCCCGCATTCTTTGGCAATGTCTTGTGGAGACTTTTTATCCATAAGATACCTCTTACGAAGCCAAACCTCTGACTTATACAGTTTACCACTCATAGTATTATTTGTCAACTCCTATTGCTTTATTCCAATTATTAATAGCCCAGTGGCCGATGCCACAAGCGTCAGCAACGTCATTATCGTTAATAGTTTTATCATAGATGATTTCAATTAACTTCATAGTCCTTTCTTTTCTAAACTGCCGTTCAAATGTTTTATACCAAGAATCTGATTTACCAGGATTTTGTGATCTTATAACCAACTGTTCTTCTTTTGTTAATTTTTTATTACCTAAATAATTTTGCCATGTAATTGGAGAGACTTTACCAAAAGAATTAATGCCAGATAAACTAGCAGCACCAAGTAGTGCCCCTTGAACTAGCGCCAAGTCAGCAGCAGTTTTAGGACTATTCATATAAACGGTATGCTCAATAACAATGGCATCTACTGATTTAAAATATTCAAATAAAGCCTTAGATTTTCTACAGGCATCAGCGACTTTATCATAAATATCATTACCTTCAAATTTTATTTTGCCAATATCTCCAAGGCTTTTATTTACGTAAAAAGCAAAAGCAAGACTATTAGTACTAGCATCAATAGCACAAATATTTTTAGGCTGAATTTCCATGCCCCACTTATTCTTGCTCATAGTCAAAAAATCCTTTTATTTGTTTTAACATTTTGTCAACTTCTTTTTTACTTACATTGCAATTAGAACAAAATCCAGAGTCGTTATATATGGATAACTGTTGTCCACACCCACCAAAACATTTTCTAACTTTGCCAATTCTTTTTTGTCTACGGGTAATGTTATACCTTTCAACAATTTTATCTTTTGTTGCGGCATCTCTACACTTTTCCCCGCAGTAAATTTGATAACTTACGTTGGGGGTAAAAGCATTGTTACACTTTTCACAAAGTTTCACTAAGCCCCTCAAGAGGTTTTATTTTAAGAACCCCTACTTCTGCCTCTGCACAGGCCTTTTGAATAGGGCAACCCTTACAGATTTTAGAGTTAGACCTATATGTTTTAACTGGAATATCTCTATCTGTCCAAGCCTTACGAACTTGTCTCATCCAGTCAAATGCGTAGTCAATCCATTTACGGTATTCGTCATTAACTTGCACTGGAAGTGTTAATAATTCATGATTATTTTTATTTTCATAAATTAAAACACCTTTGTCTTTCTTTAATATTTTCATATACATTAACAACTGCATTAGGTGCCCACCTTTAGGCTTCCTATTTGCTTTCTTATATTCAAATCCATCGTTTGGCATTGTTTTAATTTCACCAACAATAGACTGCCCATTAAAATCAAGCATGGCATCGCCATAACCAAAGATTGGTGGATCGTCTAATTTAACTGTAAATTCTAGTGCAGGATGTTTTTGTTTACCATACTTTCTTTCTGCTGTTTCAAACTCCATAGTTTTATCAAGAATGTCAGCACTAATCATTGCATCTTGAATTCTATCGTGACTTAAGGTACCGCTGTTTCTATTTGCCACACCGAAAGGACTTGCATCGTCATAAAATACTTGACCATCAAATGCAAGGTACCAGAAACGAGCACACTCTCCAGACCCCCAAGCCAAACCTGATGGTGAAAAAGAATATTTTTTAGTAAATTTTGGTTTAATGTCAGCAATATATCCTTGCTGAATAGCCTCTACTAGGCCTTCAGTATAGTCAATATCTCCATTATGAATTGATTCGTCTTTCTTAATCATAATCTGTTTTAATAAGTTTTTAGTCATTTTCATCCCTTGTTTTATATAAGTATAGCAGGTTAGCGTATTATGTATTTTAGTGCTGATACTAGGTTATTAATTGATTCTGCTGCCGTGAAATATATGTTCTTTTTTGCTCTGTCACTTTTATCTACATTGGCCATCCAAGTTGCTCTGAATGACATTTTTGCTGCTATCGCTTGAAGTCTTACGATTTCCACGGTAGCAACATTAAGTGGAACATCTGGCTTAATGATTAACTTAGCAATCATTGTTAAAGCCATTGTTAACTCTTCATCCTTCATATAGTCAGCAATCTCAGTTAAACCGTTGACCATATCTATTGTTGTTCCTGTTGGTTGAACCTGTTCTATCACCTTATTCCCCCTCTGTTAGTTGTTCTAAAAGATCCATCTCAATTATAGCAAGCCTTACTTTTGTGTTGCCCTCACCCAAAATAATAATTATTGCAGGGGATTTATCAGTTCCTGATTTAATAGAATCAGTTACAGCCTTAGCCCATACATCTTTATTTAAAGTGAAAGACTTGCTAACCTCTTTAAAGTCAACAACAAAGTTTCTCCATGTCGCATCTCCTTTTTTGTTGTTGCGACCTGAGTTCTTGTGTTGTTTTGCACCAATTCTTTTAGACTCGCTTCTTTCACTCATTTATAAAATCCTTTTTCTTTCTTTTAGGTGGTAATAGTCCAACTTTTGATATATGTTTTTTAGAACACATCCAAGTTGCATCTCCAGTTTCTCTCCAATACCTTAAAGATAATACTTCTTCTTGACAGGTTTTGCATGGAAATCTTCCTGGATAAACTGTAAACTCTTTAGACATTACTCAACTTATCTTTTAACTGTTGCTGTAAATCTAGATCTTCCTTTATCCTATTAACTATTCCATCTCTTCCTTGAACCTTAGTTCCATCATCTAATTGATACCAAGCGCCAGTTCTATTTAGCAAACCAACAGACTCTGCTGTGTCAACAAGATCTCCAATGGCATCAATGCCAATGTTGTCTCCACGGAAATAAAAATCGTATTCTCCTGATTGAAATCCTGGAGACGTTTTAGAAAACTGTAGTTCCCAACGAATTTTTCTTCCTATCTTTTCTTCAATTAACTTATCTCCAATTTTTATCTTACCTTTAATTGCTTGGTTATCAGACTCTGATGAAAATAACTTAACAATACAAGAAGAGTAAAACTTAGTAGCCTGTCCGCCAGATGGTTGCTGGCTAGTATACATAGCACTAATATTGTTTCTTGATTGAGAAATAAGAACAAGCAGGGTGGGCTTTACTTTGTTATTAGCATAGTTAAGCATTTTCCAAGCATTGCTAAAATCTCTTGACTCTGCACCAATTTGTTTAGTATTTTCAAGAGCCTTCATTTCATCTGTATCTTTTTCAAAATAAATTGCGGGTAGCATAGAAGTAATAGAATCAACTACAATTAAGTCAACGCCAGCATTCATAAGGCCAACACCAACATCTACCATATCGCTGATAGTTCTTGCTTGTGAGTAGATTAATTTAGTTGGATCTACTCCTAACTGCCGTGCCCAATCCTCAGAATAAGACATCTCAGAATCAATCCATGCACAAACCTTGCCTTCTTTTTGCGCTAAAGCAATCATCTGTAAACACATTGATGATTTTGCTGAAGACTTGCTTCCCCAGATTAATACCTGTCTGCCATAAGGTAATCCTCCACCTAGTGCACGATTTAATCCAAAACTTGGAGTTGGTTGATACTCAAATGTAATACCTTCTCCTGTACCTAAACGTTTACGTATTCTTGGGTCTAATTGTGACAATACGTCCTCTATACTAACTGACATTTACATCCTCCATTATAACTGTTCCATCTTTAGTTTTACCAAAACTAAACTTATATGCCTTGCCTTCTTCTATGTGCATGTATGCTTTTGGAAATGCTGTTGGAAATATAGTAACAGAGTGCAAATCTCTTGAAGTATCTGCTAAAGTAAGTGAAGCCATTTTTTTACCAGCCTTTGTAGTTCTTGGTTTAAAAGAAACAACAAACATTTCTTCTTCTGTATAAGGTAATTGTTTATAACTTAAAAATCTTACAAGGGCGTTTGAAGATCCTTTTATTTCATCAACAGGAACTGCAGAAACAATCCTGTTGTCATTAGCAAGAACCAGGTAAGTACGACCCGTCTCAATAGTTGTTCCTTCTTCATCAAATATACCAACAGACCCAGTCTTGTCCAAAATTTCAACTCTTGACCATCCTTTTCCTCGTTTGATTGCTTTAGCCATTCCCAATAAAATAAAAGAACCTTTTTCTTCAAAGTCACAAACCTCTTGAATAAATGCATAATAGTGTGAAGGAATTGAAATATTAAACTCTGGAAGGTTTAAATATTCATAAATGTTTTCTTTAATTTCTGTATCATTTCTAGGATTATCTGAAAACGTTGCTGCTCCTATTAAACGCATTGCTGTTAAAGCACGACTATTTACTCCATTGCCTTTTGTAAAAGTAAATTCTTCAAGTTCTTTATAAGACTTAAACGGTCTTGCTGCGATGTATTTGTTTGCAATGTTGTTGGATATATACTTAATGCTGGTTAATCCAAACCTTATTCCTTTACCCTCAATTTTAAAATCTAGATCAGAGTCATTAATGTGGGGAAGTTTAATTGATATCCCCATACGTTTTGCTTCAATTAAATACTCTGTGCGCCCATCTTTGTCTTTCTCATTTTTGAGAAGGGCAAACATAAACTCAAGTGGATAGTAATACTTTAGCCACGCCGTCCAATACGAGAGCGTAGAGTAAGCAACCGCATGAGATTTGTTAAACGAATATCCCGCATGCGCTTCAAAGTCATGCCATAAATCACGAGCCTGATTGGGAGCAATATAGGTAGAAGCACCAGTAATAAACCGTTCTTTATAAATATCGAACTCTTTGGCATCTTTCTTTTTTCCAATGATTTTTCTAACTTTATCTGCTTCAGACATGGACATCTGTCCAAGGTGTACGCATGCTTGCATAACCTGCTCTTGGTAAAGAATGCAACCATATGTGTCCTCCGTATAAGGCTTTAAGATCTGATGTAGATATGATACAGCCTGTTTGCCATGTTTACGAGCAACATAGTCTTTTCCAATAGTATTCATGGCTCCTGGACGAACAAGGGCATTTGATGCTGCAAGTTCATTAAAGTTTTTTACACCCATCTTAACTAAAAGGTTTGTGTATGGTGTTGCTTCGCACTGGAATACGCCTTTTGTATACCCGTCTGAAAGCATCTCATATACTTTTGGATCTGCTAAATCTAAAGATAATAAATCTATTTCTTTATAATGATTTTCTTTTATCATTGCAACTGCATCTTGAATAACGCTTAATGTTTTTAAACCAAGCGCATCAATTTTGATAAGACCAATTTTTTCAGCCTCTTCCATGTCAACGCCAACCACAGGTATGCGATCATCGGATCCAGGAGAAGAGCGAGTTTCCAGCGGTGCAAACCTAAAGATTGGATCCTTACTAGTAACCACACCAGCAGCATGAATGCCAGTACCTCTAATACGACCTCGTAATTGTTCTCCATAAATTTCTACCTCTGGATATTTCTCTCTAAACCATTCTGTGGTTTTTGATCTACAAAATTCATCCCAAGTATCAACTAACTTTAAAACTTTGTTGACATCTGTTAATGGAATATCTAATACTCTTGCAACATCTCTGACAACACCTTTATCTTTAAATTCTAAAAAGGTTGCAATAGAAGCAACGTGCCTATATTGTCTAACTAAATAATCTTTTACTT